TTGCCATACAACATACGGGGATGCCCGTCTGATGAAATGTCCACTCGTCTTTGACGACACTTCCATCAGTTTCGAGTTGACGCCGTAGTCGTGGCATGGACGCCCGATATGGGACAAGTTGTTTAGTGGTATTTGCTCCAGTCGGGTCTTCATAACATGGCGCAGTCGAGTAATAATATAGAGCTGTCCAGACGCGAGGTGGATTCGGTGCAGATATAAATGGTGGCGTTGCGTATAGGAAAACACCTCTAGGATGCGACTGCCCAAGAATCCAATGATCCCGATGAAAACTTATTTCAATGCCACGCGCTCCGACGCCAGACCCAAGGCATTTCCCAGACGGATTCGCACCAAGGCATAGACCGAATCCATCGATGATTGCCTTCTCAAAAGGGAGGACAGACGAGTGATTACGGGCCTGGTTATGCGTGTCGCCAGCCGCGATGCGGTCAATATATGCGAATTGATGGGCAAACATGAATGCTGCGACTTCGTCGGGCTGTGGATATGTGCTGGCCCCCCACTGACCATTTCCATTTCCAGACCCGCCAAATGTTGAAAATCCTCTATTAGTTCCGCTGTTCGGTGTGACGGCACTGGTCGTTATACGCGGGGCATATGTAGCCTTGATGTTGGTCCGATATGTCGAGTTGCCGAGTGGCGATCCTCCAGCATCTTTTGCCCAGTAATAATCCCACGATCCAAACGCGCGGCTAAATCCATAAATATCGCCTGCAGAACCGGGTGAGACGTAAGCGTCAAAATGCGTCTTGTATGTAGTATCCTTGGTAAGACGAAGGAGTGTGCCAGATGCTGACTGCAGATATGACTTTGGAACAGTCTGTGCCCCAAGGACAGTGTTGCGAACATAGGTCTGGAACCAACCGTTCGTGATCTGCAATTTTCCTGTGTTAGCAGTATAATTTGTCCCGCCACTTTGGCTAGCAAAGCCTGTAGCATTGATGGCAGTAGTATTGGTTGAGTTATAGATTACGGTGTTGCTTCCACTATTTCTGACGCAATAGGTATTCCCATTTAGCTCTGTGATCCCGCCGAAGTCAGAAGCGGTGACTTGTGTTCCGTCATCCATTGGAGAATTGCCGTTAAATCGGCTGGTAGAAAATGTAAGAGGATTAAGGCTGATAATATTTGCCGGAGTGGAGTACCAAATGTCACGTTGTTCTGAGAAATAGTTTTCTGGTGTCGCGCTAGTTGAAATATCACGGGCGATATTATATGCGGCAATAGCTGCGGCTTGCCATGCATCGCGTTCAGATGTGTATCCAAGCTCATTGAATACCCATGCCAGCTTTGATGCCGTCTGAGCAAAGGCAGCGTTGCTGTTAAGAGAGGGTCTGTAGACGGCCCATGTTGTGCTATCGAGATATGCAGGATGAGGACGAAGGCCCGCCTCAGTTTCTGTCAGGGAAAGGTCGAAGCCCTTGTATGACGGAACACCACCATCTGGATATTGGCTGCGGCGAAGCCAATCTACATTCCAGATAACCTCTTCTATCAGGTCTGGGTACCGACGAGTATAGATGTCTCCTATGGTATAGCGAGCCTGTTTTGTCCCGAAATAAGTGTTCCTGTTGGATGGGTGGGATAGCTCCCAGGCATAAAGAAGCTGCACGACGGCATAAGAATGGTGGAAATACTGGTCATAGTCCGCAGCATCGGCATGTCCTCCCCACCCATCAGTATCAAGCTCTGTGGAATGAAACGGATACCCAATCGGGTAGGTGATGGTGCCACCATCCGACCCCATGAACTCTGCCATCTTAGACTTGAATTGCTTGAATCCGTTAACGCCAGGTCGATGCTTGGTCGGTTGAGTGAACCCAAACTCCCCGTCAATGGAGCACCCGGACCGCTGATTGAAAATCCCCGCAAAGCCTGTCTGAGCGACGTTCCACCACACTTCGCTGTCGAGGCGATAGGGATCAGACACTCCTAGCCCCGGAATATAGGTGCGATATGGTCCAGTGCTTCCTACGAGATCGGAAGCATCAAGACTTGTGAAATTGAGGTCATAAACATAAGTGCCATGCGTATTGGTAAGTCTACAGAGAAGAACCTTTGCGGAGTTGGCTGTGTATGGGTAAGTCACGCCTCCGGTGCAATTGGTTGCGACGGTAAATATGTCATCATCAACGCGGGTTACGGTATACCACTCAGGCTCAGACCATTCCAGGGCACCGAAGTTCATCTTGTCGAAGCTAAGAACTGTGTCACCAGTGATCGGCAGTATGCCCCTAAAAGTGACAACGTCGCCTGTTTGTTTTCCATGTCCAGTCGCATAGACGGTAGTCAGCGTTGTGCTGTTTGACACCATGTTCTGAACGATAACCCCGCCTATGAGGGGGTCTTCCGCAACACGCTCATTATTCCATGTATAGTCTTGATCTGTTGGCCCGTGGCGAAGTGATGGAGCCGCACCCGCAGACCATACGGTTGTCCCATTAGCGTCTATGACGTGCCAGTCAGTTATGCCAGACCACTGAACTGCACCCCAATTTGCGCCCTGCGGGAGCCATGACGAAAGATAACTCCGCTTGATCGGGTCATCTGGACGAAACCCAACCTGCTGTGTCTGAATTGAACAGCTCCGAGTTGTCTTGTCGTTAAAGGTGAAGCTGTAATCAGCAACACTCATGGAAGCAGGAAATTCAATGGTATAGGTTCCATTGGTCATATCGGTATCAACGGTGATGTAAATCCAATGTCGAAACAAATACATTCCCTGAAAGCCTGAATTAGACAAGCTTCCAAAGCTGTGAGCGTATGGTTCACACTCATAGCCTACATCAGTCACTGTCTTTCCAGTCACGCCATACTGCGCAACTGTGCGAACGTTTGTTCTAACGAGACGTTCCTCAGTCCATGTATCGGTGTTTTTCACATAGTCAAGATTAGCGCCAAGAACCCATTTATTGTTCGATCCTGAAGCATTTGATGCCTTCGCTACAATTCCAGAGTTCTCGACATATGTTCCGAACTTCGTCCCGTTGAAAGGAACGGTTGCCCAATTGAGGCTAACCCAATCTCCATTGACTGCCGAAACCTTCAACATCCGGTTCAGCTCAGTCATACCTTCGCATCTGGAAAAACGAATCATTTCGTTTACAGCAAAGCCATGACCGGGAATGCGAACACGCACAGGGCTCTCATTGGCGGCTTCTGCCACCGTGTAGACGCTGAAAATATTCGTGTTTTCAACGATAGCGCCGCGATTCGTTATAGGAGGCTCACGAAGTTCGACGCGAATGATGTTCTTTGTGAACATCGTTACTTCATGGACGGTAATAGCCATGTCTTATCTAATCCACACAGCCGGTATGTTGATGTTGCCTACGCCCGATCCTGTGAATGTCGAAGATGTTTCGTTACCAGGAAGGTTCCCATAAGTGTATGCACGGTACAGGCCGTTGCTGCGGCGAACTGTTGTCCCGCTCAGATACCATCCCATTTCCCCAGAATCAGCCGTCGGGCGATGAACTGAAATACCGCTTCCTGTCGCCAAAGAGGCTAGATAATAAATACCAGGCGTCAAAGACACCCCAGTGCCGCCGTTTATCGTTGTGGTTTTCAGTCCGAGTGCAGTACCGACATCAACTGTAATGGCACTGTCGCCTTCATAGATCAGGGTTGACGGTTGCAGACTGTCTGGATCAGAATTGTATAATCCAAGGACAATCGAGCCAGTGGCTGTCGCATCATCTGTCAACACAATTGCTAGCGTTGTGAATGTGCGAAGGATTGGAACACGAACTGGCATCATATGCAAACGATCAGCAGCCATAGCTCCAGTTGCCGATCCTGCCGTTGATGGTCCGAGATATATGTCAGCCAACCACAATGGAGCATCACCGCCGATGCCTTTCAAGATGTCATTGACAGACATGCGGTAGTTTGCGCCACCATCGGCAACTGGTATTTGTTCTGTTCCTACGCGGGCTGTTCGAGACGTCAGCAGGGAAACTTTTGTGTCAGCCATTATGCCGCCTCTAGAAGAATGTTTGATCCATCCTCAAGCAAGATAAACGAAATTCCATCTTCCTTGACGAGGCTATTCCCGGATGTAGACGGTTGATATAGATCAACCGTTTCGGCGTTGCTGAAGAATGACACTGCAGAACCGCGCGTGACGCGGAGTTTTACATACCAAACTCCTATGGCCCAGGCCCCGCCGAAATTAAATGTCAGTGCATTGAGGGGAGCAGTCGCCGTGATACTGCTCGAGGCCGTCGTGTATGTAGAGAAATCCTCAGACGTCGAACGATACATCGTTACGGAATCGTCGATCTCAGGCGCGGTCAGGGTGATTGACCAGTCCGGGGTTAAGTTAAGCTGATGACCACCCCATACCAGAACGGGAGCCGGAAGAATTGGGTCCGGATCTGGTGTCAGGGCAAACGATATGCCCAGAGAGAATGATATGTCAGCATCCATGTTAGCTTCCGATAACGCCTGCAGCTCCACCCGTTGAAGCATTGTCGCTCAATGCTGAAATCTGGATGCCAGCCTGAAGCCGCTTGGTTGTGGTCGGGGTCCAAGAAGCTGCCGCATCCGTTCTGCTGGCAAAGCAGAACGCCGTTCCACCGGGCATGGCGTTGAAATGGTTGGCGTCGCTTACAGTGATTGAATAAACTGATGTGTTGTTCGCAGATGTCGGTTTGATCGCCAAATAATATACAGTGTTCGCGGTCAATGTCTGCTCCGCGAAATTTACCATTATATTGCGCCCTGACGTTGCTGTAATGTGTTCAGGATCAGGCGTTACAGTCACAAGTGGTGTCGCGTTTCCATCTTCGTATAAATTTATATCAAATACACGCGACCCGTTAGTCGCAAGAGAAACCCAAGCACCGTCAATCTTGCAAGCAAACGGGACTGAAAATTTCAATGCAACTTCGTCCGGGGTTGATCCGGTGCTGATGACTTCAGTAGCAAGAGACGCATATGGATATGACGATGTTCCAAGCGTTCCGAACGTGCCGTCACTAAACCCAAGAATGATATTCGGAAGACTTGTCACGGTTGCCCATGCAGCAGTAAAATGCGAGCAGCCATAATTTCCAGGGAATGATGAAGCATGTTGAAGGTTTTGAAGGTTTACAGCGTCAGCACCCGCAAATGACTGGAACTCGATCACAACAGCGAGCGGCTCACCGTGCGTAACGGAACGATCTGCACTCAGGTTTCCCGTCTGATACCATGTACTAGCGGTCATTGCAGACGCGAGGAAATCAACGGTTTGATCCTGCGTGCCATCAGGTCGTGTTGGAACTGTTGTTGCGTTGTCAAGGTTTTGCAGCGAAACGCGCATCGTTGATCCGCCTGCGCTTGTAATTGCACCGGGGAGAAATCCAACCGTGCGGATGCTTTTCGTTCCGCGATCTGGCGTCTGGACTTGCCCGAACCATGCGAACTTCTCTGCAGCAGCGTCGATCACAGTACTTGTAGATGCAGGCGGCAACACAATTGAATGATGCAGCCCCGGTAGGAAGATGTTTTTCACTGAGACAAGAGCCATTGGTTACACCTTGCTCTTGAAGCCGATGATGGTGACGTTGATGGTCGAGAGGGTTGCATCAGGATCGGCACAAATTGCCGTGTTTGCCGTGAAGGGAAGTGGCACAGGCGGATTGAAGATGACGCCAGATTTAGACGCTGGAACCGGAAGGGTGAGCTTAACCGTTCCAGCCGCACCGTCCCGAATGGTGACTTCTGCCGCCGTGGACGATGAATTGCTGATGACGACGGAGGTCACATAGACCCTTGTGCTTGCGTCTACAGCAGCAATGACGGAAGTGGACGAGCCATCAGTAATGGCTGCTGTACCACTCACAATGTCCTCAAGCCCACAATGAGGCCGCACAAGCATCACGCCATCGAGCCCCGCGTAGAGGTTCGTCCGGTCTGCCGCAGCCACTGGTGTTATGCTGGACTGACCTGCAATGGCTTTTGCGCCGATCTTGGTAGGGTTTGTCGTGCCATCGGCTGCGTCATGCGCAACCTGCGTTGTCGGGTCAATGAGCGTTCCCGCGCTGTCCGACAGGATGACGACATTGTGCTGAATGCCGCCGATGTCCTCAGTTCTGATAGTGACGCCAGTTTGCGATGAGTCTAAAATCTGTACGTTGTCAGCCATGTGTCACCTTATGGAAAGAGAAGGACAGTGTATTGCGAGTTCGTTTCGTAAGAAAAATCTAGAGACGCCACAAAAACGGCACCTCCACTTACATAGATTGCCGCGTGATTGCCCATCATCCAGAACATTATGTGAAGTTCCCATGAGCGAGTGCGCTAACATTGGCTCCGGTCGTGATCTGCCATGCGCCAGCCGTACTGACATAGCCAAGCGGGACATAGAACGGGACAAGGTTGGACACCGACGTTGCCCCACCAGCGAAGATGGTGATCGCACCGCCAGCACCGTCCTTGATGGTCACGGCACCCGGTGATGTCGATGCCGGGACGATCAGGACGCCAGCCAGATAGTCGCCCGTCGCCCCCGGAGCACCGATGGCCTGGTTGGTAGCGGATGCAGCAACGGTTTCATATTCACCGGACGAGTTGACGACGGAGAACGGCTCAACACCTGGATTGACGATCAGAGCGCCCCGCGCCGACATTGCGTGAGAAGCTTCCTGCCCGTTGGTCAGCGTCTTTTGTGTTGAATCATACCGACCGCCAGTCAGAAATGACGTGGTAGCAAGTGCTGATCCAGCAGCGATGCTAGTCGCGGAACTGATGAGACGCGAAGCAGAAGCTGCAAGGTTCTTCAACAGTGAAATATTGGTTCCGTTTCCAGATACCCAAGCGGCATCAGCAACCGCACCAATCGCAGGGTTGGTAACGTTGACCGATAGGCCTAGACTTACATCAACCGGGGCCACACCAGCATTCGTTGCCGGATCGCCAATGACGATAACTTGACGATGATTTCCATTAGTGGCTTCCGTCCGGGTGTCAATGTTAGTACCCGTACCGGCCGTAATTGCAACTGCTGTGTCAGCCATTGTGTCCGGTCCTTATACCGATTGAGTTATTACGAGGAGAAGCCCGATTGGCGATCCAACGCCACCAACACCTTCAGTGGGTGGGGCTTCAACAACCTGTGTCCTGCGTCTACGCCGAGTTGACATAGATCAAACCCCTTCGCCGACCGTGGCGTAGACCGTGCAATTGCCTGACGCCGTGATTCCGGCAACGTAGACCGCAGCACCAGTGACGGGGATAGAGATGACCTCGACCAGGCCAGCAGGGACAGGCATGTCGGTCACAGCCGCGGTGACGGTGCTGCCACCAAGCTTGATGAATACAGCCTCGGCGCCTGCATTGTAGATGCGGAGCTGCTGCTTCACCTTGCCGGTGGCATTGGTGAGGGCAACATTGCCCGTCGCTGCGGTGGCGGCCAGAGAGACAGTGACGCCTGGTGAAAAGGGTTCTGAATTGTCGAGGCGCATGGCTTACTCCTTGGCGATCTTCTCAAGGCGCTCGGCCTCGGTTTCAAGTTCTGTGATGCGGTCGTAAAGCGCGGCGGCTGCCGCCTTGAGTTCGGCGGCCTTGTCCTTGGCCGTGGCCTTCTCTTCGGCAGCCAGGCGGGCTTCCTTCTCGGCCTTGAGCTTCGCGTTACGCTCGCTCTCCATGATCTGCATCTGCTCGAGCAGTTCGATACGTGCAAGCTCTGCGCGCTCGGGGCCAAGGAACATGACCTTGGCATCTTCCGCCCAGCTCTTCTGGCGGTTGCGATGCGCGACGATAACGCTGTCTTCCTCGGGGCCGGCCTCTGGTTCTGTCGCAGCCGTCGGATCGATCGGCGGCGATTCAGCAGCACCGATCATCGAGGGGGTGTCCACCGATTTGTCGATGCCGAGAAGGTCGGTGATGTTTGGCTTCTTGGCCATGTGTTTCTCCTGGTGAGGTGAGGCCGGGATTGCTCCCGGCCCCTGTCGTCAGTTGGTTTCGAGGATCGCCATCTTGACCAGCTTGCGGTCATGCTTGCGTTCCCAGTTGGCTGCGGTCGCCAGTTCAGCCCACGACGGGCCCTTGCCCGCAACAGACGAGCTGGTGAAGCGGTAGCCAAGCGGATGCACAAGGGCGTGGCGCCGATTGTGCAGCGTTTCGAGACCGCCACCGTTGCCCTTCTCGGGTTCGCGATCGACCTCGACCGGCGTGTCGGGCATGTGGACCGTGTAGGTCACAGCGCCGGTGCCGAAGAGATAGCTGCGATAGAGCGGGCTGTTCGTGCCAGACACCGTGGTGCAGTCGTCGGACACAACCACCTGCATTCCTGCGAACATCGCGACCTTGAAGGGCAGCTCAGACGGCTGAACAAAGGAGATGTTTTCCTGGTTCAGTGCGTCGGTGTAGACCTTCGAGTGCATGACGATGAGACCCATCTCATCCATGAACTCACCTGAAGTCGCACGGGCAGCGTTTACCGCAGCCGGTGAGATCTTGGTGGACGCGGCGGGAGTCGTCTGGTCACTGTAGACAGTGTAGAGCATGTCCGAGGATTCAGACCCGACGTTACGGGCACGAATACCATCGAGGCACTTGACCAGCGTGAGCTGGGCGATGCGCCGCCAATAGCGTTCGGTCATCGACACAAGCGACTTCAGCGGGTCCTTGGACGATCCGGTGGCGAACACGCCGGCGAGATCTGCCTGGGACCATGACTGGTGCCAGAACAGCTTGCGCGCCTGCATCTTCGATGCCGTGATCTTCTTCGGAACCGCGGACACGGTCTCGTCGTCCGACATGATGTTCGGTTCGGCGCGATCGGTATCCTTCCAGTACGGCACATCGATGATGGTGCCGCCTGCGGACATCTGCGCTGCGATCTCCGCCGGGGGCGGTGCGAAAGCAGACGAGTTGATGAAGTCCAGTTTCTCAGGAACGAATTCCTGCTGATACTTCAGCCAGATGCCGGGTTCGATGATGTCGGAGATTTTGGTGAGAGCCATGGGTTTGTTCCTTTGCTGGGCTCTGGCTCACACCATGTCGTTAGCTGCCGAAGACCGTCCGCATGTCTGCTTCAGACCATCCAGCCGCTGCCGCCAGGGTGCGTGCCCGTGCGGGATCCGTGCGCTTGAGAAGCACCTGCTCAGTGAGGTTCTCGGTCGCCTTGGCGAAGGGGTTGCCTGCGCCTGCACCGCCCGATCCGTTTCCGACGAATGTATCGTTCTGCATTTGCCTGCCGTATCCGGCGAGCAACTGTGCAATGGCTGGAGATGTGAAGTGTCCTTCCGGCGTCAGGAAGCCTGCCGCCTTCAGATCTACTTCCAGGCCACTCAGCGACTTGTCAGCACGAAGGGCGCGGACAGCAGCGTCACGGTTCTGGATGTAGGCTTCACTCTTCGGGTCGCCCCACAATTCACGGGTCAGTGTTTCGTGAGCAGCCTTCGCCTTGCCCTGCAGTTCCTGCTGGAACGATGCAATGTCATCGGCGAACTGTTTCACGTACTGATCGTGAAGAGCTTGAGCCTGGCCCACAGGGAGCTTGGCTTCATTGGCCCATACCTTGAACTTGTCAGCGAAGGCCGCATCGTATGGAATATGCTCGGGCAATCCTTCAGGACGAGCGAACTCGTATCCCTCGGGCTTGCCTGGCCATCCAAGCTTCTGGAAGAACGCATCGCGATCCTCCGCCTTCGCCTTATCGTCGGGAACAGCTACCATTGAGCCGATCCGTTTCTCGAGGGTCTGGTAAGACTTAAGGACGTCTTCGGTCTTGTAAGACCCGTCCTCGTTCACCCATCCCTTTGCTTTCGCCCAGTCTGTCGGGTTGCCAGCAGGTTGCTGACCCGTATTCTCTGTAGCAGTGGCCGTGGAGCCGGATCCCTTTGGCTCCTCACCATCGCCACCGTTCGGGTTGCCCGCTTCCGCGGACCCTACTCCGGTGTGCATATCGTCTGACATAGTTACTCCTGTTGTGCTGGCGCGGGCAGCAATGCCCTTGCCAATGTCTCCCGCCCTGCGTCAGTGAGAGCGAGAATTTCGAGGACGCGGCCAAAGACGGCGCGTCGAGCGTTATGGTCCGCGAGTGTCACGGCGTCGGCACCAGGCGGCAGGGCCGCGAGGTAGCCGACATGCATTGCGAGATCGCGGAGGATGAAGACGCCGGTGTCGTTGGCCAGAGCGAGACGGTAAGCCTCGATCGTTACGCCATCGACGTCAGCGAGTGTTGACGGGAGCGGCACCCTGACCATCCATCATCTGTTGTGCCATCTGCGCGGCTGGGATGGCCTGCTGTGCAGCCTCGCCTGCAGCGCCGACCGTGGCGATCGTGTTCTCGATCTGCGCCTGCTGGGCGCGTAGGGCACGCATGGCGGCGACCTCGTCCTTGGTACGCAGCGCACGGCGCGGCATGCCTGTGACTTCCTGTGCAATGCGGACGATCTCGTCACCATCGAAGTTGTCGAGCAGTTCCGGCTTGGCTCCGGCCAGCGGCGCGATCGTCTCGATGGTGCGATTGATGCCGATCAGCTCGTTGGCACGGCGCAAGCGATCGAGCGGGCTGTCGAACTCAGCCTTGATGCTGCGGCCTGCGAGTGACGGCGGCGGCTCTAGTGCAGCGCCTGGGCGCCATGCGCCCTTGCCCTCGACGATCGTCAGCTCGGCATCGGTTGCCTTGGCCAGGCCATGCTGGATCTTGGTTCCAATGGGCCCGAGCAGTTCGCCCTTCTCGTTGGCGCGGATCAGGGCCTCGGTGGCTGTCATCTGCGGATTGTTGATCAGGATCTGCCACAGGTTGGTGTAGAGGCCCTCACGGATCTGCTCGCGCGATGCGTTCTGTATTTCCTTGATGAGGCTGGGGTTGGCGCCGTTCATGATGGGCTGCACCTTGAGGCGGCCCTGTGCATCGAGCATGCCGTAGTTGATTGCCCTGGCGTTGAGGTTCGGCTTGCCAGCCGAAGCGTCGTCCATGGTGGCGACGGGTGGGCCTGCCCACTGCTGCACGGTGAGCAGCGAGTTCTTGGCAATGACGTTGCCGGCCTTGATCTCGGCCAGTACCAGCATCACCGGGCTTTCGCCATACGGGCTGTGCGGGATCTGGTTCCACTGGTAGACGATGATGGGCCAGAAGTTGAAGCCGCTCGTCCTGATGACGTGCTGCTCGACGACTTCGACATACATGCTGGTGACGAGCGAATTCCGCATCGGGTCGCCAGACTGGCCGCGTTCCTTGCGGTATCCAACATAGTGCAGCAGCTCGACGAGTTCGTGTTCTTGGCGTGGGTCGTTGGCCATGGCCATCGTCTTGGATGACAGGCCGTTGCCGAACATCTTGGCGCACTGGCGGGCACTGAGACGGAAGCGGCGATAGTCCTGGTCGAGTTCGCCCTGTCCATCGACGGTAAGATAGTTCTCGGACAAGGGCAGCGTCGAGAAGCGATAGGGGATGGCCACATCAGACTGGCCATTCTTGCCGAATGATTCCTCAATGTAGAACACGCCGGTGCCGAAGACGGACATGGCGCGGATCGCTGCGGAGTTGGCCAATTGCCATCCACAGTTGGGATTGTAACGGACGTTGAAGAGGTAGTCTCGCATCCGCTCCAGCCAGAGCTGTTCGCTGTCGGACGCCTCGTAGCCGCCGAGAGGATCGCTGATCCCCAATCCCTGCCACTTCTCATTGTCGGGCGTGGCCAGCGACAGGATGCCAGTGGCCAGGCGTTCTGCTGCCACTACCGCGGTGACATCGAAACGCTCGTTGAGCCGATCGACGGAGCGTGGGCCGGATGCCCATCCCTCGACAGCCTCGCGCGTGTTGCCGGCGGACGTTCCACGCAGGAACTCGCGATCGCTCATCGGCAGCACAAGGCGGGCACACTGGTCCCAGATGAGATCCCAGTTCACCCGCTTGGTGATCAGCAGGTTGCTGCTGTCGATAAGCTCCCTGGCAATCCCCACTTAGGTCATGCCTCCGGTGTTCCGCCGCGTGCCAGATGCCGTGGCGAGGGGGGCTATTGTGTTTCGACCGAAGTCATCGGCGCCTTGCGGCGACGTGCGGATCATCTGTGCGTAGCCACGACGCGCGAGAAGACCGCGACGGGTCTCCTCGGCAGCGAGGTCAGCCGTCTGCCTGGTCGGCGGTGGCGGTTCCTTTGGCTTCGGTGGGCACATGATAGCTTGTCCTGTCTGTTGGGCGGCCCCTTGAGAGACACCAAGCCCACTGTTCGAAGGTTTCACCGTTGCGCCCGTAATCAGGCAGGGTGCATTCGTAGACGCAGCCCAGTTGCCTAAGCCATGCGTGTGAGATGTCGTGGTCGACCAATGTCCTGACCTCGACACGCCTGACGCCCATCTCGATCAGGGCCTCTTGTTGCGCCAGGCAGTGCCGTGTGACGGCAGGGATGGTGCGGATCATGCGGCTGGTGCCGAAGGCCCAGCCTATCCACACTGGCATGCTGAACGGCTGAAATCCGAATGCACAGGCTGGCTGACCATCCAGTGACGCGATCCAGCTCCATGACGGGTTGATGGTCTCTGCAATGCCGAGCGAGATCTCCGTGCCTGTGAGCCCTGCTGGTGATTGGCACATCAGCTCGCGTGCATCATCAGGCCTCAGACATGCGCCGATGTAAGTTAAGTCTCGCAGGTTGATGCGATCGATCGTAACGCGACTAGAAGCCATCGACGGCAAACGGGTCACTGTCATTGACCGATATTTGAGGGACACGACGACCGCCTGTCTTGCGCTTGGCCAGCCCGCGTGCACGGATGTGCCACGCAATGATGAGAGCATCGAGGACGTCGGTAGATGAGCCGCCTAGACGCGCTCTAATGTCTTCCTTGCTCTCAACGTAGATCTTGCCACCCTGCAATTTCCATCGCGGTGTGGACGCTTCCGCCGTGAGCCTCGCATCATTCGGTAACGCAATACCTTCGCCCGAGTGAGGATCGAGAGCCAGGCGGAAGTTCCAGTACATCTCAGCACGTAAGTTGCCGAAAGGGATCTTTGTCTGCGGATCATATGCCCCGGATGATTCACTAAACGTGACGCTAACCACATCGACTTCAGCTTGTGTCAAAAACAGACGAGGAGCGCCACCCCATCCACCTGTCATGTCGATGCCGATCGGAGCGCCGTTGCGCTGGTGAGTGATGATGCGGCCACCGACCGCTGGTCCGTCCTTGGTGTCCACGCTCTGTGTGAGCTTGATTGGCGAGAACCAGTTGCCGGCGTGCATCGAGACGATGGCTTCACGATCCTTGCCACCGCCGGCCACATCTACACCCATCGAGATCATGGCCCTGTTGGCACCATCTGGTGTCCACCTTGCCTGTGCTGCTCGAACCCAGTCAGATGGCAACACCTGGAAGGCATGGTCGAGACGAGCGGCCATGAAGTTGCCGTTGAGCATGGCCGAGCGCATGGGCTCTGGCATGTTTTCGACGCGGCTGCGATAGTCTGTGTCGCGTAGGAATTTATTATCAGCGAGAAGCGATGGGATGAAGGTGCGTGACTTGGCCGTGCTCTTCACGTTGTCACCGCGGGAGTAAGTACCTGGCCCCTCAACCCAGATCGGATCGCCTTCCTTATTGTTGATGAACCAGCACACGTCGCCGGGCTTGGCGGGATTCGGGAACATGGGATCGAGCCATGGTGCAAACCAAGTTATCAGCCAGTTGCCTTCATCAGACAGCGGAGGATTGGTTGCGAAGATGACGCGCGTTCGTGCGCCTTCCTTTGCAGAGCCTGCCCAACCAAGCACGAACTGGACACGCTGCCGTGTCATCTGTGCTGCTTCGTCGAAGGCCATGAGATCGCGGCGTCTGCCTT